CCATATCTTTATTTGTATACAATAGAACAACCTTCATTTGTTGGATTTGGTAGTGGATCTGTACAACTTACATTGTTTGATGAAGATGACGATGGTAACGAAGACAGTCCAGAAGGATTATATTTTTATCTAGATGATGTACAGATACATAATCAGTTAGTAGCAATAGTATCTAGTTATGATCCATACGTTGTAGGAACAGTAGATTTTACAGTAACAAGTGATCAACCATTAAGTATTATACCAGAGCCACAAGCTATAAGTTTGATACTACTAGGTGGTGCAAGTTTATTAATAGCTAAAAGGAAGATGTCGTGAATGATTGTATTGAGAAAAGTATGGTTGGAACAATAGGATTTATAAGTAGCTGGAATCTACAAGTAATTAATCCTTTGTTGTCGCTTATTATATCTGTATTAACTATAGTATATTTAGTTATAGGCATTAAACAAAGATTAAGTAAATGAGGAATTACAGACAAGAATATGATCGTTATCAAGGTCTTGCAAAACAAAAAAAAAGACGAGCTGGTAGAAATAAAGCCAGACAAATGATGATTAAGAAAGTAGGTAAAAATAAATTAGTTGGTAAAGATGTGGACCATAAAGATCGTAACCCAAATAATAATAACCCTAAAAATTTAAGAATGATTAAAAAAAGTACAAATAGGAGAAGAAATGGCTAAATCAACAGTTAATAAAGCTGGAAACTATACTAAACCTGGAATGCGTAAAAGATTATTTCAACGCATAAAATCTTCAGCTAGTTATGGTACTGCTGCTGGTAAATGGTCAGCTCGTAAAGCTCAAGCATTAGCTAGATTATACAAGAAGAAAGGTGGTGGGTATACATAATGAGTATGTTAAGAAAACCACAACAATCTTTAAAAAACTGGGGAAAACAAAAATGGCGTACTAAATCTGGTAAGAAGTCATCTGAAACTGGAGAAAGATATTTGCCAGAAGCAGCAATCAAGTCTTTGTCTAGTCAAGAATATGCAGCTACGACTAGAGCTAAAAGAAAAGATAAAGCTAAAGGTAAACAACACAGTAAACAACCAAAGTATATAGCGAAGAAAGTGAAACAGTTTAGATGAAAAAATATACTAAAAAAAGAGTTAGTGTTAATATGACTAAAGCAGATAAAAATCCTACTGGTGGATTATCTGAAAAAGGTAGACGTAAATACAACAGAGCTACTGGTGGTAACTTACAACGACCAGTAACAGGTAAAGTTAAAGCTGGTAGTAAGGCTGCTAAAAGAAGAAAATCATTTTGTGCTAGAATGAGTGGAGTCAAAGGACCTATGAAAGATAGCAAGGGTAGACCAACGAGAAAAGCGTTGGCATTAAGAAAATGGAAATGTAGTTAGGAGATAATTATGCCAAAAGTAGGTGGGAAGAAATTCAAGTATACAAAAAAAGGAATGGCTGCTGCAAAAAAAGAAGCCAAGAAGTCAGGTAAAAAAGTTAAAATGATGAAAGGATATTAAAATGCCAGGTACTAAATATTCAGCAAAACAAATGAAGATTGCAAAAATGGCTGGAGATCCAAACAAGATTGATGCTGCTGATTTTGCAAAACTTAAAAGTAAAAAGAAACGTAAGTTTACCAAGAAAAAAGGTATGGCTTAATGCCTATTGAGTTAATATCATTAATAACTGGTAATGTTTCTGGATTTGTATTTAAACTAATTGCTAGTCAAGTAGAAGGCCAACAAAGACAACAAGAAATGTTGTTAAAAAAACAAGAAGCAGCAGATAATAGTGCAGATAAAGCAGCACAACGTGGTGGCGAAAGTGGTGCTTGGGTTCGTAGATTTATTGTTATAATGGTTATGGTGGGAGTAATTATATTTCCATTTATCCTAGCAGTATTAGGTGGATCAGTGACAATAGAAGAAGATGTACCTAAAGGTGGTCTTTTTGGATTTCTAGGATTACACAGTAAAGAATTATTAACTGTAACTGGCTCCTACTTCATTTTACCAGAGATCAGGTCATCTGTGCTGGCAGTGGTCGGATTTTACTTTGGCTCAAGCTGCTTTTCTAACAAAAAGTAAATTTTTTTCTTGATAAGATTTCTTAATTATATACAATGATGCTTCTTATAAGTTAGAAAGTTAACTTGGGGTAATCATACCTTTTCTTCGTTGCGTGACTCAACGATAAAACTTTCAAGTCACATTTTTTTTTATCATTAAACCACAAGGAGTTTGTCTATGTATCGTATTGTTCACAAAGAATCTGGAAAAGAAGCAACAGTTGAAGTAAAAGGTTTTGATAGGGATGAGATGATAAGACAAGCTAGTGAAAAAATGGGTATAAAAATATGCCCTACAAGTGTAGGACATATACGCATACTACCTCTTTAGGATTTTCTTGTACGCTACACCTCTGTAAGTAAGGATAACTTCCATTGACGACCTCCAATGTTAGCGTTCCTTCAGTCACTTTGACTTACTTCCGACCATATAGGTTGAACGAGTTCTATACTGTTTGTACTAAAGTTACAAAAATGTGTCAAGAAAAATCACATTACTTCATCGCATTGAAGCAAATTTGTGGTAAACTTCGATGTGTGTTTCACAGTTAGGACAGGATAAATTTGTAACAATATCAAATTCTTCACTATCTTCTATATCGTGGTCACCACCCCATATTAACTCTGTATTGCAATGCCAACAATTCATTACATTCCTTCTGCTTCTAACACAGGAACTTCAATAGTAGCTTTTTGTTTAGCTCTAACAGATAATTCAACTTCAGAGCTAAAGAATTTATTTAATGCAGTTTCAAATACAGATACTGTATCTTCTAAAGTCCAGCTATGTTTATCTTTAACACCTACTACTTCTGTTTCATCTTCTATTGTTATTTTAATCACTCTTTTCTCCATTTTTTGTGATTTAATTTTAATATATCTTTCATCTTAACTTGTGTTATTAAATCTTTCCAACCTTTTCTCGTATATCCTTTGTATAACGCCTGATCAGCTCTTTCAACCACATCTCCAATATTACAAATCTTATCTGCCATTTTCTGTAAATCTTCTCTATGGACCAACACAAAGTGGTCATCTTGCTCGAAGGCAATGATGTCAACCTCTGATAATAACCAACCTGTTTGTCCAATGGTGTTTCTGTATTCAAGCCATACAATTTCAGATTGAGGCTCTTTATCTTTCCTATTGATTTTCTTTCTTGCTTTAACATCAATAGTTCCGAATTTTGTAATAAAATCGATGTGTTTAAATTGTTCAACTTGACTTGATCTTTGTGCATTTTCATCCCTTCTCAATAATATTTTATAAAAATAATCTTCTAAATTTTGTCCTCGCTTCCAGCTTTCTAACTTGCGTTTATTTTTATAGCTGAATTTATTTTTCATACGCATACAATAATTGGTTTAATATATTCTCCTAAAACATAATTTTTATTTTCATTTTTAGGATATGGTTGTATTTTATAATTTAAATTATTTAACATTTTCTTTTTTTCATTTTTAGTTTTTGCACAAAAATATATATATCTATGCTTACTGCTTCTTACTTTCCTTCTACCATTTTGATTATCATTAGAATAATGTCTTGAATGCTTATTACCTTCTACATATTTATCTGTTCTTGATTTTGTTGCACCAGTATAAATCCAGTTAGTCGCTTGATATATATATCCATTGTGATTCATAGATGTATCTGCATAAGAAATAATAATCCAATTCTTTTGTTTTAGCTGCTTTAAACAGTAAGAAACAAACTTTGATAATGGTTTATTAAAATCATCTGTTCTGCAAAGTCTGTTTAGCTCATATACATTTTTTGTGTATTCTTCTCCACATACTCCTTTACATAAAGAGTTACTAGCTGGTTTTCCAAAACTACATACTGCTTTTAATTCTTCATTATCAAACCAACCATAAGCTATACTTATTACTGGTTTTCTACCTGAATAATGTCTAGGTAAAAGAAAGTCTATAGCTTGCTTGTATGTAATTTCTTTTATCAAAGTATCATTTCCATTAATGCAACAAATATTAATGCACCCATAATCATTATCATTCCATAGTATAACATTGTTTCTTCATCCATTTTATTCTCCTATAACAATATTTGTTGTTGTTGTTCTTTTTTTAATCTATCTAAAGCTAAAGTATAATAATCTTTATTTATCTCATAACCTTCAAATTGATAACCCATTTGGTGACAAGCTATAGCACTTGCTCCACTTCCTAAATGTGTGTCTAAAATTTTATCTTCTTGATTAGCATAATTTTCTAATATCCATTTATATAAATCTATAGGTTTTTGTGTTGGATGTATTTTATTTCTAACTGCAGTTGTTGAATATCTAAATATTCTTGCAACACAATCAAAACTGGTCCAAGCCATTTCCCATGCAGAAAAGTTGAGCCAAGGTTGTTTTTTATCCCAACAAATAATTCCTCTTGTTTTTCCTAAATAATCACCAAAATAATTACCACCCCAAATAATTTGATTTTTTGATACTCTAAATAACTCATTAAAATATTCTTTTGTTGGTGCTATATCCCAACCTAATTTGTGCATTTCTTGTATTTTTCTATTTGATAATTTTCCTGCACCTTGTCCACTTCGTTTAGGTAATTCGTATGGTGGATCGACAATAGCTAAATCAAATTCATTATCTTTCATATCTTTCATTGCTTCCATACAATCAATGTTATATATATTTATTG